GATGTTGTATGTCTAAATTATCAAGATGTTGTTTATGTTGAAAATAGATTTGCGACAAGAACAGAAAATATAAATCCTTTCAATACTCCTTCTTGGATCGGATCTGTAGAATTAAACCCATCTACAGATACCTGGATAGAAACAAGAAAATCTGAAAGAGTTGAAGATATAGAAGGATCATTTACCTCTGCAATGCAGCAACTAGGTGCAGATAGCAATACCGGGTTATCGCCAATCAATTGGGGATCTTGGGAAACAAATTGGACTGGATCATCAACAGTACAAGGACCTTCCATTTTAAGAATCCAAGATTCTCAATTAGTTTCTGATTTTACAACAGGAGACTTTAGAAATCAAGTATTCCAAGATACTGTAACTGATTTTAGAAATTCAACTGTAACCACAACAACAAATCAATCCAGACAAGGAATTCAATTTGGTGTCAGTGAAAGATTTGATACTGCGTCTTTAGGTGATAGAGTTGTTTCTAGATCAATAATAACATTAATGAGATCTAGAAATATTGAATTTGTGGCAAGACGATTAAAACCATCTTCAAGACTTTATGCCTTCTTTGATAATATTGATGTGAATAGTTATATTATTCCAAAACTACTTGAAGTTTCTATGATAAGTGGAACATTCCAAGAAGGTGAAACCGTGATTGGCATAATGCCTTCATCTGCTTCTTCTGGAGCTAGATCTATAAGATTTAGATTGGCAAAACAGAACCATAAGTATGGACCATATAATAATCCTTCAGAGGTTTATAGAAATAACCCATACAATCCATCTTCAATAATTTCTAGTTCATATTCATCAACAACTAATGTTTTAAACATAGACACTGCTAGTTTGGAGATACAATCAGTTTCGCAGTTTTTTGGAAGTGTTCTTCCATCAATGCAACTTGTTGGCCAAACTAGTAATGCAGTTGCTACTGTTTCTGATATTCGATTGATATCAGATTCTGCGGGAACTGTTATTGGGTCTCTTTTTATACCAGATCCAACTTTAAATTCAAATCCATCCTTTGAATCAGGAACAAAAACTTTTGTATTAACAACTAGTTCTACAAATTCAAATATAAGTGGAGTTTCGGATAGTTTAGCTGAAAGCAATTTCACATCTAGTGGAACAATTGATAATGTAGAAAATGTGACTTTAAGAATTAGAAATGCTGAAATTGAAAGGAATATTAGAAATGAAAATAGGACTTTAACAGAAACTGAAACTAGACTTGTAGCTGAAACTTCTACAAATAATAGACTCGTACAATCTAGAATACAAACTAGATGGATCGACCCACTAGCACAATCATTTGAAGTTACTGATAGTAATGGTGTTTATATTACTAAATGTGATATATTCTTCAGAACAAAAGATTCTAACGATATTCCTGTCACCCTTCAAATAAGAACGATGGAAAATGGACTTCCATCACAATCTATTCTTCCTTTTGGTGAAGTTGTTTTGGGTCCAAATGATATTTCTATTTCTGAAGATGCTTCTGTACCTACAACATTTACATTCCCATCTCCAGTTTTCCTAGAGTCAGCAAAATCATATGCTGTTGTTCTAATTTCTAATTCTGATTCTTATAATGTTTGGATTTCTAGAATGACAGAAGCGGATATTACAAGTATTAATAGACCAGAATCTGAAAGAATTATTGTATCTCAACAACCATTATTGGGATCTCTATTCAAATCGCAAAACGGCGCTACTTGGGATCCATCCCAACTTGAGGATCTCAAATTTAAGCTTTATAGAGCAAACTTTACTTCAACATCAGGATCAGTTAGATTTTACAATCCAGATTTAAATGTTGGAAATAGACAAATTGCTTCATTGAGACCAAATCCCCTCTTATCATATTCCAAGAAAATTATTGTTGGTCTAGGTAAAAGTTTAACATCATCCGAGGTAACAAACTTAACACCAGGAACAACCATTTATCAAAATAATTATCCAAACTTCTCTGGTAATTTGGAAAGTGTGGTTGGTGCTATTGGAATTAATCAACAACTATCAATTACTAATGCTGGATCTGCTTACACCTCAACATTTGTTTATCTGAACAAAGATTTAGTAACTTTAAGTGGTAGAGGTTATGGTGCAAAAGTTAATCTAACAGTATCTAATGGAGTTGCAGTTGCGGCAACTGTTTCCGTTGGAGGGACAGGATATGCAATTGGTGATACTTTAACCGTAAATGCCTCAAATACTGGTGGATTTGGAAAGAATTTAGTATTATCGATACCCAATAATACTGGAATAATATCAGCCTTTAATTCTTTAATTATCAGCAATGTCCAAGACAATATTGACTCTTCAGGAACATCCAATGAAATAATTTATGTGGGAACTGGAGGAACAACATTAATCACAGGAGCTACTGTAAAGTATAAAGAAACTTTAAGTGATGGATTGCATTTTAAAGTAAGTCACAATAATCACGGTATGTATTCTGATCAAGATAGAGTGACTTTATATGATATTAGTTCCGATATTCCTCCACAAAAGTTAGTTGCAGATTACAGTAGTACATCAACAGATTCAATAAAGTTAGATTCTATATTACCATTTACTGTATTTGAAAATGTAATAGTCTCTTCAAATAATCCAGGTTATATTAAAATTGGTACAGAAGTCATCAGATATACTGGATATGATTTAGGAACAAATACTTTAACTGGAATTACTAGAAATATCGATTCAAACATTGTAAATATTCTTCCATTATACTCAATAGGAAGACATCTGACAGGATCTCCAGTATTTAAGTATGAGTTTAATGGCGTTTCATTAAGAAGAATTAACAAAACACATTTATTATCAGATGCGGATAACGTAACGTATCCTAACGGATTAGATTATTATTATGTAAAGGTCGATATGGGAAGTGCCAATGGTAATATTGATAGAGGATTAGGAAATCCCAGTGGGTATCCACAATTATTCTTCAGAGAAACCAAAACTGGAGGTTCATATAATTCCAATTTAGTAAGCACCAATTCAATTTATGGTCCTAAAGCATCTCAAAATATATCTTTTAATATTTTGAGACCTAATGTTCAAACATTATTGCCAGAAACAACTTCTATTGATGCAAGAATAAGAACATTTACAGGATCAAGCGTAAATGGTACAGAAACACCATTTATGAATCAAGGATTTGAAAGTATTTCTCTCAATTCTAATAATTCATTTAAAAATACAAGAGCAATATTTTCTAGAGTGAATGAATTAAGTAATTTGCAATCTTATCCTGGATACAAATCTTTAACTATGGAATTATCATTATCAACAAAAGATACTAAAGTATCTCCTATGATCGATCTTGACAGGGTTAATCTAGTTGCATCTATGAATAGAATAGATACTCCAGTAAGTAATTTAATTACAGATCCTAGAGTAAATAGTCTTTATGATGATCCACATTCTGCGATTTATGTGTCAAAAATAGTAAAACTTGAAAAAAATTCTGACTCATTAAAAGTTATTTTTGATGCGTTTAAAGATCAAACCAATGATATACGAGTTCTTTATAGACTTTTGAGAAATGACACACCAGATAGTCAACAATTATATGAATTTTTCCCAGGATATGACAATTTAGATGCTCTTGGAAATGTAATTAATCCAAAAAATAATAGTGGAAGATCCGATAAGTTAGTACAATCCTCAACTTTATCGTCCGATTATAATCAATATGAATTTACCGCAAAGAATCTTCCACTTTTCAATGGGTTCCAAATTAAAATTATAATGTTAGGAACAAATCAAGCAGTTGTTCCTAACATTAAAGATTTAAGAGTTATTGCATCAATATGATACCAGTAGAAGGTCATAAAGGTCTATATAGAGATCAAAAAACAAATGCTATAGTAAATAACAATGATAATGATTATGGGGAATATATTAAATTGAAAAATTCAAAATTAAAAGAAAAATCTGAAATTGAATCTCTCAAAGATGAAATTTTTGAAATAAAACTTCTCTTAAAAAAATTACTAGAAAATAACTAACCAATGTCTGTACAAGTAATTAATATAACAATTGAGCAAGGAGCAGATTTTGAGCAGTCTTTTTTCCTTCAAAATAATCAAAAAAATCCACTAAATCTTACTGGATATAGTGGATTTGCAAGTATTAAAAAGCACCCATCTTCACTATCATCAAAGAATTTTATAGTAAAATTTTTAGATCCCAAAAATGGAAAGATCTCATTAGAAATGAGATCAGTAACAACTAAAAGCATTAAACCTGGTAGATATTGTTACGATATCATAATTACTGATGCAAATGGAATGGTTTCTAGGGTAGTTGAGGGATCTGTTTTAGTTGCTGAAGGTATTAGTACCGATTGTCCTCCGAGTTATCTGTTTAAATTTGGTGGAATACCCTTTTCCCCACAAAACATAACTTCAGAATATTTAAATAGTGTTGGAACCAATTGGAATATAATAAAGAATATAACTTTGGATGATATTAATGCATATGGTGTTTTGGTTCTTGGTTATTTTAATACTTGTGGATCTCTAGAAAACTTTTTAAATTATTTTAATAACAATTACAATTTAAATGAGTTGAAATTCTATCTGCAGGGAGGGGGAGTTATTTGGTTTAGAGGAGAAGCACACCCAACTTGTGGAGATAGAACTAGATCAAATCAATTTTTAGCAAATTTGGGAACTTCAATAAGAATTGGAGAGTTGGATACAAACACAATAACTAATGGAGCGAATCCAGCAACAAGTTCACTACAAATAAGTAATGCCTTTTTACCTAGCACCCTCCAAGTTCGCCAAACTGCACAAATTTTAAACGGAAATCCACTCTATAATGTAGGCAATTACACAACATTTGCATATGAAAGAGTCAATGGCGGATTAGTTGTTGTTAATGGAGACGCAGATACATTTTTTAGCTCTTCAGGACCAAACGACAATTTCTATTCTGGATTGAGATCTTTGGTTTGAGGAAATTATTATATTATAAATACATTTAGAAAGATATAGTGACTATTAGTAATGGCTGTTTATGTAAGCAACATTACAATTCCCATTGGTTCTGATTTTGAGCAAACCTTTATTTTGGAGGATAATGATGGAAATCCATTAAATATGGATTTGTATACAGGATGTGCCCAATTGAAAAAATACCCATCTTCAAGCTCAACTGCATCTTTTACAGTTACATTTCCTAATAGATCTGCTGGAGAATTGAAAATATCATTAACGTCATCTATAACATCTTCAATTAAATCTGGAAGATATTATTATGATGTCATTATTAGTAATTTTAAAGGTAAAAAAATCAGAGTTGTTCAGGGAAGTGCTATTGCTACTGCTGGAGTTACCACAAGTTAACAAACAAAAATGGCAGACATAAGAGTACGTCTTGGTTCTAGTAACGCAGTTAAGGTTGTTTCTTCCATAAGTGGTGGTGGAGGAACTTTAGCTGGATTGAGTGATATTGATATATCCAACGGATTGAGAAATGGTATGGTTCTTGTATATAATGCGTCTCTTTCAAAATGGGAAGCAACTTTGGAATTAACCCCAAGCGAAACGCAAAATTTATCCATCAATGGAGGTAACTTTTAATGGCTAGTTATATAAAGATTAAAAGATCTACTGGAACGGCTGCTCCCGCAAGTCTCCAGTATGGTGAACTAGCTTATACTGCCGGTGTAGGTACACACGGCAATAACGGGGGAAGGTTATTCATTGGAGATAACGTTCCCAATCCTGTATCCATAGGTGGTAGATACTACACAGACCTTTTAAGTATTGCTCCAGGAAGGGTATCTGGGCAGACAAATCCAACTACAGCAGCAAATGGTTTTGTTGCTATTTTGGATGAAAATAGAAAAGTTGACCAGTGGAATGTAGATAATATTACTATTGATGGAAACACTGTTTCTTCAACTAATGTAGACGGAAATATAATATTCGATCCTAATGGAACAGGTGATGTAAAGATAACTGGTGGATCAAACCAAGTATTTTCAATTAATGATGGGACAACTGATAGATTTATAGTAGATACAACTAATGGTTCATTAGATGTTACTCAAGGTTCTTTATCTGCAAATGAACCAGTTATAAATGCGACTTCAACTTGGAATAATGCTGGTGTTACATTTAATGGGTTATTTTTAAATGTAACTAATTCAGCTTCCGCTGTTGATTCAAAATTAATTGATTTACAAGTTGGTGGTGCCACTAAATTTAGTGTTTCACCAGCGGGAATAGGAACTTTTGCAAGTGATGTTCATTTAATAGGTGATCTTTATGTCTATGGTGGAGACATAATTACCGATAAAACAAATTTCAATCTCTTAAACACAACAGTAATTAATGCTAATGTCCTTGGAGATGCTCAAAATATTCTTTTAGGAGCGTCTGTAGGTGTTACTACAATTAGAAATGCTGTTGTTGACCTTGATGGAGATTTAAATATTGATGGTGGAGATATAACTTCAAATCAATCTTCATTTAACTTATTAAACAATGGTCCTACAACCATTAATTTTGGTACAAATGCAACAACACTTGGTATTGGTAGTGTTTCAAATACCACTACAGTAACTATTAACGGAACAACAGGATCAACAGATAAAGACACTGGTGCTTTAGTTGTTCAAGGTGGTGTCGGTATTGAACAAAACCTCAATATTGGCGGTGATCTGAATGTAAATGGTGGAGATATTACCTCTGCTGGACCTTCATTTAATTTATTAAATACAAACGTAACTTCTGCAAACGTATTGAATGCAGGTGTTAACATTGTATTAGGCGCATCTACAGGTATTACTACAATTAGAAATACCGTTGTCGATTTAGATGGAGATTTAAATATTGATGGTGGAGATGTAACCACAAATCAATCTTCCTTCAATCTTCTAAATCAAAATGCATTAACTATCAATGCATTTACTGCCGCTACAGCAATCGGTATTGGATCTACTGTTGGTACTTCAACAATAAATCATCAAACACAGTCTACAGACAAAGACACTGGTGCTTTGGTTGTACAAGGTGGTGCTGGAATCGAGAAAAATTTAAATGTTGGTGGAAGCCTTAATGTTACCGGCGGAACAACAATAGGTGGCAATTTGGGGATCACTGGTGATCTTCAAGTAGATGGAAATACTATTTTAGGTAATTCTGCAACAGATCAGATAACTATTACTGGCAATATCAATCAGACTGGTATTACTACTATTACTGGTCTATTTTATGCAGATTCTGTTGGAATAAATTCCAACACAATTTTTACTAGATCTGGTTCCGGTAACGTTCTATATCTTGATCCTTTTCCTGATGGTTTAAGTAATGAAGGAACTGTTGTTGTTAAAGGTGATTTGCAGGTAGATGGCACTACAACCACTGTAAATTCTGTAACTGTAACCAGTAACAATCCAATTTACATTGTTGGAGATAATGCAACTACCAGAACTGTAATTTCAGCAGGAGCTGCTGGTACTACATTATTGAGTATTGATTCGGTAGCAGGTATTCAAACAAATGATGTTGTAACAGGAACAAATATTCCATCAAATACTGTTATCAGCAATTTTGATGCAATCTCAAAAGTAATTACAATTTCTAATTCTGCATCTGGGACTATAGATGCGGGAACACAATTGGTAATTACTCAAGGAGTTGATACTAATGATGACCGTGGTATTGGATTTAAATATGTTTCCAGTGGTGTGGGAACCGCAGCACAGGTTAAAACTGGATTCTTTGGATATGATGATAGTACAGGACGTTGGACATATGTTCCAGATGCCACCATCACAGGAAATGTCGTAACTGGGACCAAAGGATTCCTAGATATTAATGGTATTTTCTTACAAAATACCAATACAAATGGAATCGCATATTTTGATTCAAATGGTCAGATCCAATCTACTGCATCACCAGCAGTTGGATTTGCAAATACATCTAACTATATTTTAACAACAAATGCAAATGATGTCCCTGTATGGACAGACACTATTGATGGAGGACTATTCTAAATGCAAAGTGAAGTTGATGTGAATGTTTTAATTAGTTTATATAATCAAAAATTATCCTTAATTACAAATCAAAATGTTCTTCTTGAAGCAAAATTGCAATCTTTATTAAATGACTTTAATGAAGAAAAACAAAAACTTCTTATGGTAAATTTGGAACTTCAAAAAAAAGTTGATGATTTAGAAAAAAGATCCCAAAATAAAAAACCCCAAAAGTTTTCTGATGCAGAGGTAGAATAATGGCTCAACCATCTTCAAGACAAGGATTGATTGATTACTGCTTAAGGAGATTGGGGTATCCAGTTTTGGAGATAAATGTTGATGATGATCAAATTGGTGATCTAGTTGATGATGCTCTTCAATATTTCCAAGAACGTCATTTTGATGGGATAGAAAGAGTATATTTAAAACACAAATTAACAGACTCCGAAAAAAATATTTTAACTGCTGGAATTACAACAACCACAGCTTCTTCGGGAATAGGAATAACAAATCCAATATTTACTGAAGCTCAAAATTTTATAAAACTTCCAGATACAATAATTGGAGTCAACAATGTATTTAAAGTTGATTCCAGCACAATTTCTAGTGGATTATTTAATATAAAATATCAAATATTTTTAAACGATTTATATTATTATGGTGCTCTTGATTTATTAAATTATGCAATGGTAAAAACATATCTAGAAGATATTAGTAGAATAATAACTCCAGATGTTCAGTTAAGATTTAACAAAAAACAACAAAGACTATACTTGGATATTGATTGGAAGCAGGTTGGTTCCGATCAATATTTAATTTTGGATTGTTTCCGAATAGTAGACCCTGCAGATTTCCCAAAAGTTTATAATGATTTTTGGTTAAAAAAATATCTCACTGCACTTATAAAAAAACAGTGGGGTCAGAATATGATAAAATTTAACGGTGTCCAACTCCCAGGTGGAGTTACACTTAATGGTAGAGAAATATATGAAGATGCTATTAGAGAACTTGAAGAGATAGAACAAAAACTCAAGGACGAGTATGAACTTCCACCTATGGATCTAATAGGATAATATGACACCTTTAAACCCCTATTTTTTGCAAGGATCAACATCTGAACAGAGATTAGTTCAGGACCTTATCAATGAGCAATTGAGGATGTTTGGACAAGATGTTGTATATCTTCCAAGAAGTATTGTCGCGGAAAAAACAGTAATAAAAGAAGTTATACTATCCAAATTTGATGATAGCTTTAGAATAGAAGCATATGTATCAAATTTTAATGGATTTGGAGGACAAGGAGATATTCTGTCAAAATTTGGTGTAAGATCAACAGATGAAATAACATTAATAATTTCGAAAGAGAGATATGAAGATTTTATTTCTCCATTCCTTTCAACTCAAGATGATATAAAAGTTACTACAAGACCTCAAGAAGGAGATTTAATATATTTCCCTTTAGATAATTCTTTATTTGAAATCAAATATGTTGAGGGGAAAACTCCATTTTACCAGTTAAATAATTTATATGTTTATGAACTCAGGTGTGAACTATTTGAATATGAAGATGAAATTATCGATACAAGTATTTCAGAAGTTGATTCTACAATAAAAGATTTTGGTTATATTACAACTCTTCGAATGATTACTGGAGATGTGAGAGCTGCCACAGCAACAGTGCAATTATCTAGATCTCAAGCTGGATTCCCATTTGGAAGATCCGTAAGAAAAATAGATTTGATAAAGGATGGGACGAGATATTTGGAAACTCCCATAGTATCAATATCTACAGCATCTCCGGGAGGAATTAATGCAACTGCAGTTGCAATAATGACTAGTAAATCGGGACAGATAGGAAAGTCAGTAGAAAGAATTCTAGTAATAAATCCAGGTATCGGATATACACAAATACCAGAAGTTAAAATTATAAGTCCATCTGGTTTTGGAGCTATTGCAACTGCGATACTTGATTCTGGAGTCGTTGGTCCGGTCAATATAATCGGAGGAGGATTTGGATATTCTTCTAAACCAACCGTTTCAATCACCACATCAATAAATGGACAAACTGCCGTTTTGGAGGCAATCCTTAATGCTTCTGGGATAGTAACTACAGTTGGATATGTAAACGCTGGTTCTGGGTACACACAAGCACCAACTTTAGCGTTTTCAAATCCATCTGGAATATCTACTGGTGATTATAAGTTCAATGAAGTTGTGCGAGGAGTATCAACGGGAACAAGTGCATATGTTAAATCTTGGGATAGCGATACAAATATATTAAAAGTTTCAAATATAACAGGAAATTTCGCATTAGGAGAAACCATTGTTGGTATGGGAACATCTTCTAATGGTTCCAATGCAAGATACAAATTATTATCAATAAACACCGAAGACATATATGACCCATATGCCGAAAATGATGAAATTGAATCAGAATCTGATTCAATTTTGGATTTTTCACAATCTAATCCATTTGGAGACTTCTAAATAGTAAATAAGCTTTTGATGATATGTTGGGTACATATTTTTATCACGAAATAATTAGAAAAACTATTATTTCTTTTGGAACACTATTTAATAACATTTATATTAAACATAATGACGATGACGGATCTACAGATAGTATAATTAGAGTTCCAATATCTTATGGTCCAATACAAAAATTCCTAGCAAGACTTGAGCAAAAACCAGACTTAAGAAAAAGACAAGCAATAACTTTGCCGAGAATGGCATTTGAACTGACAAGCATACAATATGATACATCAAGAAAAGTCTCAACAATGCAAACTTTCAGGACAGTTAAACCTGAAGGTGGTGATCAAGTAAGAGTTTATATGCCGGTTCCATATAATTTGGGAATACAATTGAGCATTATAACAAAATATAATGACGATATGCTTCAAATTGTTGAACAGATTTTGCCCTTTTTTCAACCGCAATTTACTTTAACTATTGATTTGGCATCGAGCATAGGTGAAAAGAGAGATATTCCTATGATTCTTGAAAATATTCAAATGAATGATAATTATGAAGGTGATTTTGGAGAAAGAAGAAATTTAATATACACTTTGAATTTCACAGCCAAAACTTATATGTTTGGACCAATTGCAGCAAATACCGAAGGATTAATTAAAAAAGTACAGGTCGATTATTATACAGATACAAATACAACAAATGCTTCAAGGCAACTTAGATATACTACGACACCAAGAGCTATCAAAGATTACAATAATGATCAATCGGCTGTTGTTACAAAAGATATAGATGAAAATGCAAATATTATAAGAGTATCAACTACAACTCCGTTTTCGTTAAATAGTTATATAATGATTAATGATGAGGAAATGCTAATTAAAGGAATTTCTACGAATGAATTGACTGTAAAAAGAGCTCAAGATGGCTCGATTGCATCCAAACACACATCAGGTTCTTATGTTAATATTTTAAATGCAGTTGATGATAGTTTAATAGATCCAGATGATGATTTTGGTTTTAACGAAGAAAGATTTGATTTTGGTGATGGAAAGATATGGTCTCCAACTAAAAATATGGATGTCCAACTATGAGCAATAAATTTGAAAAAATAGACGAGTCCCTGGACATTGAGGCAACAAGTATCGACAGGGAAGTAATAAAAAAAGATACTTCTTTGGTTCCAGATAAAAGAAATGATGTAGATCCCATAAAAGACTATGAGTACACTAGAGGTAATCTTTATAGTTTAATACAAAAGGGACAAGAGGCAATTGATGGTATTTTAGAAATTGCACAACAAAGTGATCAACCAAGAGCTTATGAAGTTGCTGGACAATTAATAAAAAATGTTGGAGATGTTGCAGACAAACTAATAGATCTACAACAAAAAATGAAAAAATTAGAAGAAGACGATCCTAAAGCTCCAAAATCAATTACTACCAATAATACAATGTTTATTGGTTCAACTGCAGAACTTCAAAAAATGCTCAAAAAAGGATCCAAGTAATTGTTCGATATCTAAATATTTAAAAAACGATGAAAACTTTTTCACAATTTCTTCTAGAAGCAACTGACCCAAAGGGACCTATTAAAAAATATATGTCCCCGGAGGAAATTGCGAAAAAGCATAAACTTTCATTAAATACTATCAATTCCCAATTAGAAATGGGAATTAAAGTTGAAAGTGAGCATACTGGAAGTAAGCAAATGGCAAGAATGATTGCTCTACAGCATTTAGAAGAATTGCCGGATTATTATTCCAAATTAAAAAAGGTGGAATCAAAACCATCTTCAGTCAAAGAAGAAAAAGAGGAAGAAACTAAATATTGTCCTGCTTGCAAAAAGGCAGAGACTCGTGGCGAATGCAAAATGGGACCAAAGTATTGGGATAAATTTGCAGAAGCATTAAAAGAAGAAAGAAAATCTGGTGATTATTCTTTGCGTGATTGGTTTTCAAAGAGCAAATCATCTGATGGCAAACCAGGATGGGTTCAGTTAGGTGGTCCTTATGCTGGCAAACCTTGTGCTCGTCAACCAGGGCAAAAATCTACACCAAAATGTGGAAGTTCTAAAATGGCAGCAAACCTTTCCGATGAAGAAGAGGAAAGAGCATTTAGAAGGAAAAATAGAAAAGATCCAAATCAACCTCAAAAGTCTGGTGGGGCAAAACCAACAAACGTTGCAACTGAAGGAACTATTATAGAGAAAAAAGATGCTTGCTACAGTAAAGTCAAATCTAGGTATAGAGTATGGCCAAGTGCATATGCATCTGGTGCTTTAGTTAAATGTAGAAAAGTAGGTGCTAAAAACTGGGGAAATAAAACTAAAAAAGAAAACTATGAGTTTTCCAATTGGAGAGATAGTTTTTCTCCTATTCAATATGAATTTACAGACATTGTTAACGCTGACCCCATTAGAACATTAAAAAATCCACTTATACAAGAAGATATTACATCTTTAAATTCTCGTGGGGCAACTTATTTGGTCACCATATTATGGAGAGGACAAAATATATCAGTTCAAATGTTTTTCCCCCAAATAAAAAGACCAACAAAAAATGAAGTTGAGTTTGAGGTTAAAAAATTATATCCAACATCAAGAGTTGTAAAATTTGAACCAGTAAAAATTGATCCATCAAAAGCATTATTATTTGCAGGAGAGAAAAAATGAATCCAGATCAAATTGAGCTTGATAATTTATCAAAAAATTTTGAATATGAAAGAATTTCTAGAGAAATAGACTCTTGCGAAAATATAGAACAAGTAAAAAATATAGCTAAATCATACGTAAAACTTCACTTAAAATTTCAAGAAACAATATCCAATTTGAATTTTAATAATTTATGATTGATAAACATTATAAGGGCAATCCAAACCTAAAGGCAGAGAATGTCCAAATTGAATTTACTACAGATCAAGTACAGGAATATCTTCTTTGTAAAGAGGATCCCGTATATTTTGCAATGAATTATGTAAAAATTGTATCTCTTGATGAGGGATTGGTTCCTTTTGAGATGTATGATTTCCAAAAAGAATTAATCTCAAACTTTCATAATAATCGATTTAATATTGCGAAACTACCTAGACAGACAGGAAAATCCACTACAGTAGTTTCATATCTACTTCATTATGCTTTGTTCAATGATAACATAAGAATTGCAATTCTTGCAAACAAAGCAGAGACTGCCAGAGAACTTTTAGGTAGATTACAACTCTCCTATGAAAATTTGCCCAAGTGGCTACAGCAAGGTGTTGGTTCCTGGAATAAAGGTTCACTAGAACTTGAGAACGGTAGTAAAATTGTAGCAGCATCTACCTCATCATCTGCTGTCCGAGGAAACTCTTTCAATATCATCTTTTTGGACGAATTTGCGTTCATTCCAAATCACATTGCAGAACAGTTCTTTAGTTCTGTATATCCTACAATTTCTTCTGGTAAATCAACCAAAGTTATTATCATCTCAACTCCAAACGGGATGAATATGTTCTACAAACTCTGGCACGATGCCGAGAGAGGAAAAAATGGATATATTCCTCTAGAAGTTCATTGGTCAGCAGTTCCAGGACGTGATGTTGAGTGGAAAAGGCAAACTATAGCAAATACTTCAGAGAGGCAATTTACTCAAGAGTTTGAGTGTGAATTTCTAGGATCAGTAGATACCTTAATTACACCAGCAAAATTAAGGACTATGGTATATGATGATCCTTTAGAAAAAAATAAAGGATTAGATGTATATGAAAAACCTCTAAAAGATCATAGTTACTTGATGACTGTCGATGTATCAAGAGGGACTAGTAATGATTATTCGGCATTTGTGGTTTTTGATATTACGACAATACCTTACAAAGTAGTTGCAAAGTATAAAAATAATGAAATAAAACCTATGCTTTTTCCTAATATCATAAACGATGTAGCAAAAGCATATAATAAATCATTTGTTTTAGTGGAAGTCAATGATATTGGTGAGCAAGTTTCTAGTATTTTACATTTTGATCTAGAATATGACAACATTCTTATGTGCTCTATGCGAGGAAGAGCAGGTCAATTGGTTGGGCAAGGATTTTCTGGGAAAAAATCACAACTCGGCGTTAAAATGTCCAGAACTGTAAAAAAAATTGGATGTTCAAATTTAAAAGCAATAATAGAAGACGATAAATTATTAGTAAACGACTATGACATTATTAGTGAATTGACTACTTTCATTCAAAGGAATCAATCCTTTGAGGCAGAGGATGGTTGTACAGATGACCTTGCGATGTGTTTGGTTATATTTTCTTGGTTAGTAGTTCAAGACTATTTCCGAGAGATGACGGATAATGATGTTAGAAAAAGAATTTACGAAGAACAAAAAGATCAAATTGAACAGGATATGTCACCATTTGGTTTTATATCTACCGGTTTAGATGAAGAAACTACTTTTGTAGATGCCGATGGTGATAGGTGGTTTACCGATGAATATGGAGATGTTTCTTATATGTGGGAATATAAGTAGTTTAATAGGGTTACTAATTTATAAATACTTCTAGGAAAATGAACTTCTTTAAGAGAGAGGAATCAAATGGCGTTAAATTTAGTATCACCTGGAGTTAAGGTT